TTCCTATCTAACCTGTAGCGGAAAAAGATTGCCGCTGAGCCAAGACAGTCCACGAGCCCAGCACCTGCTATGAAGTAAAGGACCGGCTCCTAGAGCAAGGGTTCTCGATATCAAAACCTTGGGGGCTGGGGCTGGAAGCCCGGCTGGTGGCTAGGGCAAGTGCAGAAGCGGGCTGGGGCTGGAGAGAATAACTAATCCCCAGCCCGGCCGAGCCTGCGAGGCCGGGAAAGTAAGCAGCCCGGAAGTCCGGGCTTTAGCAGCGACCGCAGGCACCGACTTTTCGGGCTGCCTATCTATCCCAAGATGGACGAGCGAGAAGTTGTGACAAGGCTGCTGGGTGAGATTGACGACATGGCGGACAGTCTGAGCCCTGCGGACTTGCTCTCGCTAGCCGCTGCCCTGACCGTCGTCCTCTTTGACCAAGACTGTCCCGGTCAAGAAACAAACCCCAGCCCTAACAAGAAGAGACGGATGCTCAACTGACCTATGCCTACCTCTGCCCCTATCAAGTGCTCTACAGCAGGCTGCTCTGGTCTAGCGACTAGGGCGGACTACTGCCCTAAGTGCAAACTCTCTAGAGCAGCAAAGATGGCAGTGCTTGAAGAGGAACGGAATGTAGGCGGCATGTACTGCTCAAAGAAGTGGAGGGCGGCTAGAGCACAGTTCTTGAGCGAGTATCCGCAGTGCCGCAGTTGCGGACAGAAAGCAACGCTGGTCGACCATATCAAGAGCCACCGCGGAGATGTCCATTTGTTCTGGGATAGGAACAACTGGCAACCCTTCTGCTTCAAGTGTCACAGCAAGAAGACTGCTCTAGAGCGGAACGAGTACCGCAGACAGTATCGTATAGACGTCGTCTGAGCAGCATCACGCAATGCAATGCTATCAACATGATAGACAGTCCATGCCTGAAAGCAGTGAAAACCAAAATAGATACAGCAGGTTGGGCAACCCCACGCCAGTCGTTCGTGGGTGAAGGCAGAAATAAGATTATCGGGCCATAAATAATAACGGAGCAATAAATAATAATGCCGACTGGACGCCCTAGAATCCCCACCGCTATCAAGGCGCTGAAGGGGACCCTGGTCAAGGTTCGAGAGAACTCTGACGAGCCCCGTCCTCGGGCGGTTGTCGTCCCGGCTCCCCCAGACACCCTCAGTGACCTCGAGAAGCACTTCTGGAGCAGGCTGAAGGCTGCTGTGGAGCCCCTGAATGTATTCACCCCGGGCGACTTGGAGGGCTTTGAGGCCATGGTCCGGGTCCGTGCCAGGTTTGAGACTGTCGCGAACAATCCTGAGTCAGACGTCAAGGACTTCTTGGCTCTGTCCAAAGACGTGGCGGCATGGCTCACGAAGTTCGGTTTGACCCCGCAGGCGAGGGCTGGATTGAAGGAACTGGCCCCCTCGTCAGTCACGGACGACCTTGATGCCTTCTTCAACTGAGCATGGAGCCGCAGACAGTCCCAGCACCCCAGGCCAAGAAGCCTGATTTCAAGAAGCCGGTCCTGAAGTACGTGAAGGATGTCGTCAATAATAAAATCCCAGTCTGCAAACCCCTGAAGCAAGCGGTGGAGCGCTGGGAGAAGGACCTCGCTCGGAAAGACTGGGAATACCGCTTCGATTGGGACCGAGCGAACCGTGTCTGCCAGTTCCTGACCTTCCTCCCCTACATCGACGGACCCAAAGCCAAGACCCCGATGACCTGGGAGCCATGGCAGTTGTGGTTCGCGGCTCAACTCTTCGGTTGGGTAAATAAAAAAACAGGACTGAGGCGGTTCAACCGGGCTCACCTCTGGGTGGCCAAGGGCAACGGAAAGACGCTCTTGGGAGCCGCTCTCGCTCTGTATGCGACCTTTGCCGATAATGAAATGACGGCTGAGGGATTTACTTTCGCGTCGACTAGAGAGCAGGCGAAGCTGCTCTGGCAGTCGGCCAAGTCGATGATGCTGTTCAACTCGAAACTCCGCGAGAAGATGGGAGTCGAGGTCGGGCAGTACGCGCTGGTCCAGCAATCGACCAACTCATCCTTCAAGGCTCTGGCCGCCGAGGCAGACGCTCAACACGGCCTCCGTCCCCAGATTCTGTGCATCGACGAGCTTCACGTTGTCGACAAAGAACTCTGGGATGTCCTTGAACAGGGCCTGACCAAGCGGGTCCAGCCCATCCTATTGACCACGAGCACCGCTGGTTACGACCCGACCTCTATCGGTGCCATTGTTTTCGAGTACTGCAAGACCATCCTGGAAGGGAAGGTGACCGCGGAGAACGTCCTCGTTCTGACCTACCAGTCGGACAACGATGATGTCGCGGTCTGGGAAGAGGTCGCCAAGGCTCACCCGAACCTCAACGTCTCCGTCCAAGAGAAGACCCTCCGTGAACTCCAGAAGAAAGCGGTGGACCTGCCGTCTGAGCGGAACAACTTCCTTACCCTCTCCATGAACCGCTGGGTCTCGTCCCGGCAAGCCTGGTTGAAGATGGAGAAGTGGGACGCTTGCTTCGACCCGACCCTCAAACTGGAGGACTTCTCCGGCTGCAAGGCTTTCATCGGGCTCGACATGAGCCAGCGCAACGACCTGACCGCTAAGGCCTACGTCTTCGTTGATGGGGATGACCAGGGACGGCGAACTTACTCCTGCTTCTTCAGGTGTTACCTGCCTGAAGGCTCAGTCGGCCAACACTCCGCCTACGCGGGTTGGTCGCAGGAGGGACACCTCATCCTCACGGACGGTGACACCATCGACTTCGCCCAGGTCGAGGATGAACTTGTCCAAGACTCCGTGACCTTCCCGCAGTCCGAAGTCGACTACGACCCGGCTTTCATGACGCAGATGTCGCAGAACCTCATGGCGGAAGGTGTGTCCGTGGTCGAGGTCCGTCCGACCCGGCTCAACTTCTCCCCAGCCATGAAAGAGATGGAAGCCGCGCTCTACGAGGGCAGGCTCAGGCACGACGGTAACCCCGCAGTCGCTTGGCAGGTCGGCAACGTGACCGTCAAGCCCGATGCCGCCGCGACCATCTACCCGGCCAAGATTCAGGGCGGCCAGAAGATTGACGCCGCCTTCGCTCTATTCACCGCCATCTCCCGAGCCCAGTTGGAAGAGGTCGGTGGAGGCTCCTTCGTATTCAAGTTCGTTTGAGCAGGAACATTCATGAGTTCCTGATGACTATCTATTCGAGGCCATTCATCTATGAACTTTCTAGACCGACTGCTTGGACGCAAGCAGGACGCTATCGTCCAGCAGCCAAACACCTCGATGGCGTTCTACGCCCAGGCGGGGATTCCCCAAGACCTGAGACTGAGCCAAGAACAGGCAAAGACCCTCAGTTCTGTCTACGCCTGTGTTCGAGTCATCGCGGAGAGCCTCGCCGCCAGTCCCTGGAATGTCTACACCCTCGACACTCAGGGTCGCCGGCTCCTCCAGTCAAAGGACCCCCTCTTCTACGTCCTGAATGTTCGTCCGAACGCTGATATCGGGGCGCAGAGTTTCAAGGAAGCGCTCATCGGTAACGCGCTGGTCTACAACGACGGTTACGCGGAGATTGTCTTCGACAAGGCCGGTCGGGTCAGCGGATTGAGCCTCATCCCGTCCTGGCAGGTCATGCCGAAGCGAGCCTACGGCAACGAGAACATCTCGTCCGACCCCGAGCGGAAGGCTGAACCCGGCGAACTCATCTATCAGATATCTGCCCCTGCGGTTCCCGGTGTCCAGCAACCGATGCCGATGTTCCTCGGTCAGGACCAGGTCTTCCACCTGAAGTCACTGGCTTCGGTGAACGGTCTGATGGGCGATGGTCCGGTGACCCGGGCCGCGATGGCGATGGCCACCGCCAAGGCCGCTGAACAGTACGCGCTCAACTACTACGAGAACAACGCTTCCCTGGGTGGTGTCCTGACCCTCGGTCGCACTCTCAAGCCGGAAGAGCAGAAGGAACTGGAGGCTAGGTTCGCTCAAGAGCGTGCTGGGTCGGCCAGAGCGTTCAAGACCCTATTCCTGGGTCCCGGATCAGACTTCAAGCAACTTCAGGGCAACGCCACGGATGCAGCCATCGTGGAGATGCGTCAGTACACGACGGAGGACATCTCTCGATACTTCGGCGTCCCTGGACATCTCATCGGTGTGGCGATGGCATCACAGGGTTGGGGCCGCAACCTCTCCGACCTCTACAACGTGTTCGTCCGGAACACCCTCATCCCCTGGTCGAAGCGACTGGAGCAGGAAGCCAACTACAAGTTGGTCACTGACCGCTCCGGGAAGATGACGGACATCGACCTGTCCTGGCTCACTCAGGGTGACGCTGAGATGCGGGCGAAGGTCCACGACATCTACCTCAAGAACGGCGTCCTCTCAGTCAATGAGGTTCGGGCCTCAGAGGGCAGAAATAATATCGGCGATGAGGGCGACCTCCACCTGCTGGAAGGCACCTACACCATCCTAGATGAGGAGCAACTCATCACCAAACCAGAACCTGACCCGGAAGCGGAGAAGGCGATGGACGACGAGACTCAGGCCGAGACTGACCCTGCAACAGAGCAGGCGGA